AAACGAATCTTTGACAAGAATATGCCTTGAGGATATTGTTGTGGACTGACCAAGAATGTTTGAGATAATGGATCTGCCCAATTAATTGGCGGTAGAGTTTGTAAAACTCTTGAAACTGAAGATTGACTTGTAACAACACGATTATCGGTTACAGCAGTTCTTTGCACAACTGGTGATACAGTAGAAATAATAACTTCTTCTTTAGTTTGCAATAAACCTTGTGCAAAGAAAGAAGCATCACCGTTAGTAGAAGAACTTGGAATGTCACCAGTTGAAGTGTCGGTCAGTCGTAGTTGTTTTTCACCAACACGGAAAGTGCCACTTGGAATACTGAAAATACCGACAACTGAACCTGCTGGGTCTGTGGTTAATCTACCAATACCATAATGTGATGTTGTGTCTGGCGTTGTTGTCCATGTGCCAGAGATGTTTGCTACTCTTGTCGAAACATTATATGATGTAATTGTTGCGTTTTGTCCAGCACCTGTGCCTTGAGTGATAAAGATTACTGAACCATTAATTGTATTTTGATTACTTGCGTTTTGTGCATCAATACGAAGTGTTACAGAACTGGATGTAGCAGTGTTTACAATGCCACCATTATGTTCGTATGTTGCTACATTATATGTTAGGCCTGTTTGAGCGCCGACCAATTGTAAATTAGCAGCATTTGCCGTGGCAAAATTAAACGAAGTGTTAATTGCCATGTTTGTAACATACACAATATTATTTGATGTATGGACAACAACAGCGTTTGCCACATTGACGCCAACACTCTTGTCTCTAATGTTTACGACTTCTGGATTACTGTAGTTTACATTAAATCCAATGTTGTTTGAAGTTAGATAATATTTGTTAACACGATCACCAACATAATTTTCTACAGAAGTTTCGTCAAAGAATGGATAAAGAGTGGTGCTTGGTTTGAAATCAGTGCCAACAAACAACACATTGATGCTTCTCATAAACGGAATAATAGAAACATCTACAACACGATCACCAATTGACTGTGTTATTGTATTAGGCACAACTCTTGAGACTATGCCACTTCTTGTTTGTGATTGTGTAGTTGTAGTGGTTGTGGTTTCCACCAAACTTCTACCAATCCAACCCTCACCAACAGTTGTATTAGTTCCTGTCCAAATAGTTTGCCAAGAATTCCATTCTAGATTTACTGGAAGTCTATCTGTAATTAATTGCCAAGCATCTCTGTCACCGCCAACATTTACTAAAACATCAGACTGATGGTTTTCGTCAACCCAAATATCCGAAGATGGACTCAACTTCATCTTACCAAGATAGTTAATCACATTAAAAGGATTAACATTGACGGACTTAGAAGCTTTAGATTGATCTACAAGTAGCGATGAAGTAGCATTAGCAGTTACTAATGAACCTGTTCTAGTAAAGTTAGTAGAGTTTGCAGAATCAAAAACTAAGGAATGTGGTGTAATTGTAAAAGATGGACGAAGTTCTTTGTTTACAGTATCAATTGAAGCTGCATAGTCTGAGTTTGTAACATCAGCTACAGCATGTCCTTTAAATGAATCAACAACAATGCCGTTTTTGAATCTTTCAACATTTTGACTATCAAGAATAGATAAATCTTGTTTAACAAGAGCTTCTTGCTCTAACAAACTCAATGAGGTATAATATTCTAAGTTTTCAATGCGTGATTCCAATTGACCAATATCACGCATTGTGTAACGGCGATGATTAATCTGTTGTATATTAACATCTTTTGTGTCTGACAAATACGGAGAATAACTTAGAATAAACAAAGTCATTCCAGTAGAAGAATCATTTGGAGTAACAGGATTCAAAGATGGAATACCTTTAATTACTTCAAATTTTCTTGTTTTATCCAACACAACTTTGTCAATTCTAGCAAGATAATATTGATAGTCGAGAATGATATCTGAACCATTTTCTGGTATTTTTGGACCAGTTGTAGTTGAAGACACATCAAAAGATACTGTACTTCCGCCGGAAGCAGTAGCATCAGAGCGTACTGGCCTAAAATCTAAACAATCCCTTAGATTGTATAGTGTATTATTTGTTGGTGAAGAATAAACTGGAATACTGCCATAAGCAATATCAGAGTATGAATCAACAGTAAAGAAACCTGGGCCAGATGATGTAAATCGATTAAAGAAAACAACCAATGGGCCTTGCGGCGCAGTTTGCCCAGCTTTTAACTTGATCGATGAGTGATCATAGTATGAATCTCTTTGACCGTTATCGAATGTATATCTTGTCGTTACATTTGAAGCAAATGATGAGTTTGCTACAGTAATCGTATTACCCGTAAAATCAAGTATACTCGTGACTTCAATCAAATCAGACATGAACAACGATTGAATTTCATTTGGTATCTTTTTAACATAAGAAGCCGCAATGTGGCATTGTCCGTTGGATGGATAAATCACAACAGCAGAATTGCCAAAAACATCAACGCCGCCAGTTGTTTGAATTGTTGTATTTGCGGCCACATATGTTTTTTGTTTCTTCGAAATTGTAGAAACATCAATTGTTGCAATAATGTTGGCGGTCATGTTCTGACCATTAGTCACAGTAATCTTATTTGTGCCAGTGTCTACAGAAAATTTGTCAGCAGGAATTACTTGACCAACAGAGTAACCTGAAGTGCCGGCTGCAGTAACGACAATATAATAGTTGGCCGATTTGGCAGCAGTTGAAGTTGCGGATGCAATATCTTCACCAGTTCCTAAAGTTAAAGCTGGCGAATCATTTGCAGTAAACGACTGTGAAGCATACAGTCTCTTGTATGAGAAAGAAAAATCGGCAATGGTATTCTGTGCAATATATTCTTCACCAAGTTTAAAAATCAATGGCTCAAATGCAGCGTCTGATAAGAAAACATCTTCATATGTTGTTGCGGCATCTTTAGAACGACTAGAAATATCAGCGGCAACAACTTTTGTTGTTGTACTAAAGTTAGCTAAAGATTCTACATCATTAAATTCAAAATCAATAGAAAAAACTGAAGCGTTTGTTGGAGTTGTTACAAATGCAGGACTTACAGTAAGAGTTTGTGTTGAACCCACGAAGTCTGTAATAATTTTTGGTGCTTCATCAGATCCAGCGCCACTGGTAATTCGTAGTTTAGCACCAGTATATGCATCATTAACAGTAGAAAAAACTTGCCCGGCCCCGGTATTTCCAATTACAACAGTTGTTGATGTAGCAGTATTTACTGTACCAGTGATTGAACCAACACTTACATCAAACAAGAATGAACGATAAGTGTATGTGCTTCCGTTTGATGTGTTGGAAGCGGACTCATATGCCATTGACTTAACACGAGCAGTACCAATTTTTGTGTTGGTAATGGATGCAGTAGAAGTAACATTAATTGAAGCAGTGTTTACAACATGCAAATCAATTGTCTGTAAACTATTAATTGGGAAAGAACCATAATGGTTTGTAGTGTAAACAAAATTGCCGTAATCTGCCGTAACTCTTTTATTCGAAATACTTGCAGTTGTTCTCGGTTTATCAATAATTAACTTTGATGGACCATTCGTTTCAAATTCATAACCATAAACATATGCTTTACCTGGCGATAAAGTAACTTCAGTTTGTGCAGTATTTGAAGAATTTGTATCTAATGAAATTCTAAAATCACGAACTGTGTAATTGCCAGACTCATCAAATGTTCTGCGAGCTAATGTATCTTCTAAAACAGAATAAATTGGGTATTTGTTTTCACGAATAATTTGACCGTTTTCGACTGTGGCCAATTCAATAAATTGTGTATCGTCAGTAGAAGATAAACTTCTTGTTGCTAAAACTAAGTTAATCTTATAACGATCAGAACCTGGCGCTTGATAATTTGAAGCGTTTTGTGCTGGGTCTAAAAGAGAGGTATCTGTGTTATTTGTGACGATTGATTCTGTAATTTCAAAACCAATACGAGCATTTGCTGTGGTATTGTCATATTTCGAAACGGCTACAGTTTGAGCATCGTTTTGAATAAAGAAACCATCATAGTAAAAAACGCCCTCATTGACCGAAAATATTTGGCCGGTACCGACACCAGAAGAAGAAATATTGGCAAACGAAGGAGAAGTCTCATCAGTTTTAATTGTTTCCGATGAGGTAAATGTTGATCCATAAAGTTGTTTCACCATCAAAGTGATTGGATCACCATTACCATTATTTGCAGGATAAACTTTAACGACTTCAGCTCGTTTTGTTTCGTCTGAGGAAAATATTGTCATACCAACAAAATTGTTGGCATCAATATCTACACCGTTGTAAGATGTGTCTAGTTTTAAATAAGTAGCGTCTTGCAAAAAGAACTGGCCGCCAGTAACAACCGAGCCATTTTTGAAAATATGGTCTCCAAAACGCTCAACTTGCTTTTGCAGAATTGTTTGTAACTGAGTTAATTCACGAGCCTGAACTGCAAAACCTGGTTTAAAAAGTAAACGAAGGTACTTTTTAGTTTCGTCAAAGTCATCATAATATGGATTGACATTAAAATTGGTATTAAGAGCCATGAATTCCTCTAAAATCTAACGACAAATTTAATATTTTCTGCTTGGCCACTAGTTCTTTGTACCGCAACTATATTCTCATTGTACAAAACATCACCTGTGTATTTTTCAAATTCAGGATAGTTAATTTCTGAGACAGTCCTGCCTGTTGGATTTGTAACAGTACCTTTTAAAACAGAACCCAAAGCAATCGTGCCACGCACGTTTGTTAAATTTACTGTTGTACTGGTAAACGATTCAACATATCCACTAAAAGTTGGCGAACTAAAAGAACCTTGATAAACAAATTCATTCACTTGATAATCCGAACCCGCAATTAAAGTTAAAGATGTGGTTTGAGAAATAACTGTGTTTGAATTTGCATATGTTACTGGCGTATTTGCACCATATTTATGTGGGTTGCGGAGTAATCCATATTGTCTAAATGATGTATTAGCTGAAATTACATTACCTTCTGTTGTGTCACCTTCACCAATTTTAAGAGCAATCATAACATTATGACCACCCAATTCTTTAGCGGGGTTATAACCATGACCGTATTTTGGTCCAATGATGGCACGAGCACTAGCTACGTTTAAACCTGTTGCTGTACCGTAAATATTCACATTAGCATATGTGTATCCTCTGCCATAACTAGTCAATGTTATGTTTGATATTTGAGTATTTCCACCAATGTTAGCAGTGGCTACAGCGCCAGAACCATCACCATCAACGACAACTCTAGTTTTGAATGATAAAGTATTACTTGTTCCGCCACCTGCTGAAGCGGTCGCATAAGAAAGATTAATTTTTCTGTTTACCAAATCAACAGCTGTAATATAGGTGTTTGCTAATATACCATTACCAGTCACTGCCATGTTGGTCACTATCAAGTTAGCCATATCAACAGCTGCTTCAACAGTCAACACCGAGCAAGAAGTGTTAAAAGAAGATACATTTGCATTAGTATTGTAATAACCAGATCCAGCAGTTTGAACTACGATTGTTGTTATTTCACCATCTATTGTAGCATTTGCACTACCGTTATATTCTAACTGATCAATCGAAGCAGGTGCTGGCAACCAAACATTTGCTAAAAATTTGTTGGCGGCTTGCACATTGTACATGTACTTCCACAAATAACCATCACCAGTTTCAATAATACCACGATTACCTAAATTTGTGCCAAGAGGTTCTACTGTAGAGTTCGAACTTAAATTATTAGACAAACATTTGTAAACATTTCTCTCCGAATTGTAAACATAACAAGAATATAAATTTTGTCTTGAGTTAGAAGTTAAAAGTGTATCTAATGTCAAAGTATCATCAAACTGAATATATTTGTTGTTTGCTGCCCAAGTATTTTTTGGTATAACAAATTCTACATCATTCCCAGTTACTTTTTTAGCTGCAATCATGTTGTTCCATATTGATTTTTCTGCAGCTACGGTGTCGGTAAGAACATCTGGCGCTGACGGGCTATCCCAAACCAAATGTCTTCCAAGATAGACATATCCAACTGATGCGTTTGTTTCGGAAAAACCTTCTTTAAACTGTTCAGCGTTATTGAACCTTAACTTTTTTGAGGTGTACTTTGTTCCCTCCGGTTCCACCGCAATATCGGAGATGAAAAGTTCCCAAGTTGTGGAATCATATACGAATTCTGCTTTAACTCCAGCCAAATCCAATAACACATTGTCTGCATTTCCTTCAATTGTTGAACCGTTTCGATCAACAAGTAAATTGTATGTTTCCCAGTTAGCGCCATCTACAATTTGAACAAAATCTCCAGTTGTCGGAGAAGCAGGCAATGTGATTGTGAACGATCCAGTCGAAGTGTCGGCAATAATATAATCACCGACATTTGCAGTATAATTTGATGTTTTTCTTAAATATGTTGGCATAATTTCTTATTTATACTGAGCCTTGAGATATTTCCGAATAAACTTTTACTGGTGTTTCTTCTATTTCATCAAGTTTGGTTACTTCAGAGTATGCAATTAAACCAGCCGGATGTAGCAATTCTTTCAAAACTTGTTTGTATTTTTGAAACTGAATATTTGAAACAACCACATAAGAATAGTCAATGTAGTAGTCTTTGCCTTGTAATTTAGTATATGATGAAGACACTAAACCTTTTTGACTTGTCCATTTTCCTGGAAACTCTTCAATAGTTGGTATTAAAGACGCTTCAAGAACTGCTGTGCCATCTCCACTTCTAGTCATGTCAAGCTCTGGAACAGATTTTAAACCTTTACCCGCATCTAAAATTAATACACTTTCAATGCCGCCAGGTTTTTTAGTTCCAATATTCGCAGTAAATTCTTCGCCATCACCCATAATAGCAATAACTTCAACATTAGCATTTGAACCGCCAGAAGAGTTGATTGTGATTGTTGGTAATTTATCTTGTGTGTACCCCTGGCCACCTATTAAATAGGTGCCGTAAACTCTAACAGGTTTTGTAGTAGCATTTGAAGAAAAAGCTGTATTTACTGACATTAAGACATTCGAAGTAATAGTGCTAACTACTTTTACTTCACCATTAACCATTATTTGATCACCAACAATAAGTTCACTATCAAATGAAGTGCCAGTTCCAATTACATTTGCGTTTGTTGTAAAGACATTTGCTGTGCCAATTATTTTTGTTGGAACAAATTCTATTTTTTCGATAACACCGTTAGCATCAATGTCCCTCACTTCAGCTGCAGCTCCAACGCCATAACTTCCTGATTGATTTGTAAAAACCAATTCGTCACCAATACTATAACCTGAACCGCCATTATGAATAGCTGTTTTGCCTAAAGAACCAAAACTTTTAATGTAAACGGTTGTGTTGCTTAGTGTTGAACCAATGTTTGCAATCACCAAATTTGCAGACTCAACATCGAAAGATGGAATTGAAGAGAAGTTAACTTGAACTGAGTTGATTTGAACGCCAATGACTTCTCCAATGTTTGTATAAGCAGTATTAGAAAAGGTATGTCGTATTACACTATTTGAATTGCCAGAATAAAGCCCACTCAGTCCATAAGATGCAGCATTTATATAAGTGTTAGCTGGATCAATGTCTGATATAACATCAGAAAAAATTCTAAAAGTGTTTGCAGAGTTTGCTGAAGTTGTTGTAACAGAAATAACATCTATGTCAACAAATGGCTTACCAAAGCCATCAGCACTAATTGGCGCATTTATTTTAAAACCAGCGCCGCCATTTAAAATTGTTATAGAGTCAATGACACCTTTTGATACACTCGACACTACAGCTTGAGGAGTTCTTAAAGATCGAGGTGCGGTTATAATGACTGGATCACCAATGTTATAATTTGAACCAGAGTTTACAATTGTAATTTCTTTTATTTCAGAAACACTTCGCATTCTAACATCGACAAGTGTTTCTCCAACAAAAACAGCTGTCTCTAAATTTTCAGCAACTTCAAATTCACCTTCTGTAGTTTTATTGTCTACAAACAACTCAAATATTTCAAAATTATTTAAAAATCTACGAAATACTTTTTCTACAACTGTTGTTGCGCCAGATGTTACTCCAGTTATTTTTCTATTATTAAAAATATTTCTGTCAACAGAATCATAAAAAATTTCAAGTTTGGTGTTTGCCGCCAAATTTGAATCAAATTCAATTAAATTGTATTCTTTTAATACTTTAAATCCTGTGGTTGTTAATGTGCCATTAAGATACACATCCACATTTGCAGATGGTAATTGTGAAATAGTTACGAACTGTTTTGTATTACCATCAGCAGTATAAAAAGAAGAAATGTCGGTTGAGACTTTAATTGAGTTATCAATCTTCCATTCGCCAGAAGATGCACGAAGAATACTGTCTTTTGGATAAAAAATAGTTGGTTCTTCAGCAAATAAAAAACGAAATAGTAATTTAAAAGAACTTTCAGAACCTTTAGCCTGATATAGTGGCAATATATTTTTGATTAGTAAATCTTTGTTTCCTTGCGCTTCAACAGGAACTAAAGAAGCGTAAGTATTAAGAAAATATTCTTCAAACTCATCGATAGATTGATCGACATCCGTAATGGTCTTTAGCTTTTTAGCTTGAAAAGTTAAATCGTTCTTGTTGGTACCTTGTTTATTTTCCAAAAATTCATAGTAAGCTTCCAAAAAAGTACCAAAAAGCGGATATTCATCACGAACAAATTCAGGTAGTTGTCCGTTGATTAAAATTGAAGTTTTTTTATCCATCTTATACAGCAGTTATTTCAGTAGTTACAACAGTTGAATCTGTTTGATCAATTGTTATAATTGTGTTTCGTATAGACGAAATAATACCATCCTCAGATTCAATATCAACTCTTATGTCGCCATCTGAAGTTAAAACAGATAAAACTCTTAAATTGGTAATCGTAACTTCACCAGTATCGTAATCGATTGTGCCAGCGTTAGAATTAATTATTTGTCTTTCCGACAATTCATTAAAATAAACCGTTCTTAGAGTACCAAAACGACCATCTAACACAGCAATTGCAGTTGCGCCATAACCATCACCGCCAGAAAAAGACACAACCGCTCTACTATAATTTATACCTCGATTTGTAATTGTGACAGCAGTTACTCTACCATTAACGATTGTAGCGACAGCCGTAGCTCCAGTACCATCACCTGTAATCGTAACTGTGGGCGGCGAAGTGTAACCAAAACCAGCATCAGTAACATCTATTCTCGAAAGGCCGGTATAAGACTCTGGCACTTCTTCAATAATAGCAGTTCTTAAAGTGCCCAAAGAATCATTAACAGTAAATTCTGAAGAAGTTAGTCGGTTTAAAATTGTACCACGATGCAATTTAGCATTGTATTTAATGCTGTATGTTTTACTATTGTTCAAATCCGGCGTAAATCTTTTCTCAAGTCTCAATGTGGTTTCTGAACCAACAATCGAATTTAAATCTACACCATCTATACTATCTTGTGCTTTAGAAAGAACAAATGTGGAATCAAACTTATTCAAATTTAAATCAGAATAAGAAAAAACGGCAGAACGAATTAAATTTTTAAGTTGTTCGTCACTTAGAGAGGTCTTTTTGCGATCAAGCAAAATTTTGTTCGCCAATTTTAAATACAAATATTCTGGATCACGTATTTCCGCACTAACAGCAACAATTGATTTTGGCTTTACAATCTCTTCTATAATTCGTGTTTTTTCAGCATCAGTTAAAAAATAATTTGTTTTTGGTTTAATTGAAATAAAAACTTTACCATAAACTGGAGGAATTTCTTCTTGGCCACCCCAAACTGAAACAGAATCAACAGCACCATAAGTTTTTTTGATGTAACTTTCATAATCTTTTGTTGTAACTAATCTGTTCTGTGTGGCAAATTGTAAAGTGGAATTTAATTTAACACTATCAACAGATTCTCGTTCAGCACCTCCAGCTGATTGTTGAACTGGCGTTATGTTATATACGGTGTACGGAGAAACCGAAGAAGTTGTAACAAAATTATTTGATTTATTTGAAGCCGATCCCGAAGTCACCAAATAACTCATGTTAACAATATTTCCATCAGTTAACTTTTTACCAACGAAAGCGTCTCCAAAATAAATTTCATACTTGCCATCTTGTCCTTCTTGTAAGAAATAGACTTCAGAACTAGATGTTACATCTAAAACATCCGTAGCTAAACTATAAGTAGCAGATGACAAATTACTTGACGAAACTTGAACTGTAACAACAATTGAAGTTGTGTCTACATTAGCATCAGGAATTGGAAAAATAGCTTTTGGATTTGTAGCCGAATTATAAGTGTAATTGTAACTAATTAATTCACCCTCATAAATGCTTAAATTTCTAAAAACAAAATCAGATCCAACTTTATCTACAGTTGTGTCGGTTAAAAGTGTATAGTTGTAAGTTGAATTGTCTAAAAGATTAGTTCTAAAATTAAAGCCTCTTGGAAGAGTTAGTGAGTCTGCCGTGTTAGAACCAGTTGGAATGGTCAAGTCAATAATAGCACGGGGCGCAGTTGTAGACTGTGGCACATAACCTAAACTCTTAGCATGAGACACCACAGAGCTACGAAGAACAGCAGTATCCATGAATGCCTCATTGGCAACCATATTTAAGTAGTAAGCATTGTAATGTGTATTATATGCAAGAACATCCAGAAGAACATTCAAACCAGAAGCTTCAAAATCATAGTCGGTAAATTCAGACTGAGATTTTAAATAGTTCTTCAGGTTCGTTTTAATCGTATCAAAATCTAGGTCGGTGACCGTTAAACGATTTGTTGCCATTTATCGTGTTCTCTCTAGTAAAAAGCTTACTGTAACTGGATTTGTTTGATTTACTATGTAAAAATACATTTGCACACTAAAAGCATTATTGTCAACATTTGGAATCACCGAAACACTTATCAAATTCACTCTCGGCTCATAGTTTTGTATTGTTTGTTGTATTTCTCTTTCAATTGCTGAGGCCGTAACAATATCAACAGTTTCAAACAAAAGTTTTCTTACATTTGATCCGTAGTCTGGATTAAATGGTTTTTCATAGTGGCTTGTTAAAACCAAGTTTTTAATTGCATTTATCACGGCAACTTGGTCTAAATTTTTGTTAATATCCTTTTTCAAAGGATGAATCGTAAAATTTAGATCCAGGTCTTTAAATTGACGAGCTATATTTGTTCTGATTGTTGCCATCGTCTATTTATGCCAGTTTAGGAGGTGATGACTTTGGTCAATGTTCTTCTATGGTTGGTTCCGTCAAAGTTAATTGTATAGGTGTAAGATCCTGTATTTGTGATTGTAGTATTCGCAATCAATGAATAACCATTTGGCAAAACAAATCCTGTT